TCAAGGAACATCGCTGCGTATGCAGTCTCTTGGACAAAATAGTTTTCGATGTGTTCCTCTTTTTTTTCTTTCGTGGACGTTTTAAAATCAATTACTGCCAACTCACCGTCGAACTCCGCTATACAATCAACACGACCTGCTAAACCGAGGTAGTGTGAGTAAAGAAATGATTCTAAACAATGTATATTGTCTATTCGATTGAGAGTATTTTTTGCGGACTGAAACATTCTAACAGACAATGGATTATTATCCAAATACTTTTCGAGATTCAGTTCACCATTGATGTAGTCTTCTGCGATACTATGAAACGCAGTTCCTCTCTGTGTTGCCCTTGCAGTAATACGATTCGCCTCGTCTTCACCAATTTTCTTTCTCCACTTTGAGAAGAAAGCAGCGTTCTTAAACGATGTGATTGAGGTGACGCTTGGGTAATATTTATCAGTTTTAGGTAGTTTATAAAACCTAACACCATCTTTATTCACAGGTTCAACCTCAAGGGGTTCGAGATCAACATCAATAAATGTAAAAGTCATTAAGAAAATCCTAGATTATACTTAGCAATTAGATACGACTTAACTAATCCAGAGCGAACGATGTCACCGATATCAAACTCGACACATGTAAACTCTTTCATTTCGTTAATTATTCTAATAAAATCTGAGATGCCAGACTTCTCATGTTCTCTTGTTAAGTCTGACTGTGCTATGTCTCCACAGAAAACAATCTTAGAATCTTCACCTATCCTTGTAATCATAGAGTCGAGTTCATGAAAGTTTAAATTACTGAACTCATCTACAATAACGATAGTATTATCAAGAGTGACACCACGGATGAAACTGGTAGACCAGAAATCTATAGTGTCCTGAGATCTGAGATTGTCATATAACATCTCAAATGAATTGTCATCAGGCATACTAAACATATACCTTACCATATTTTTATATGGTATCTGATAGAGATAAGATTTATCTTCATGGTCACCTGGTAGGAAACCAATCTCTCTAGTAGGAACTAATGACCTTACGATTACTATTTTATCATATTGTGTGGATTCGTCAAGTACTTCGTTCAAAGCAAGATATAATGAAATGAATGTCTTACCTGTACCTGCTGCACCATGTAATAATAAATTTTGCCCACGTTTATATGACTCGAACGCCAACTTCTGATTGTCAGTTATTGGTTCGATGATTGTCATGTAAGACTTATCGATGGGTTTCTTACGTTTCATCATCTTCTTAGACATTGGTTGTATCGGTCCTCCGTTTTGACCGTTACCATTCATTTTCTTTCTCGCTCTTGGCATTATGTAAACCTCGAAAGATTAGCAGTAGGATGATTCTCTTGGACTTTAGACATCACTTCTTTGAATCCGTCCTCCATTTTAGGAGTACCATAAGTGACACCGCCAGTTCCTGCAGACCAGTCTTTATCCCATTCGGGATTGTCCTCTCTCCACTGCTCATAATCTTTAAGACTCATGTTAAGTTCTTGTTTTTCTTGAGTATTTTTATTTATTACTGGGTAAATAGGCATGTTAAAACTCCAATGCTTCAGATGTGATAGGAAATTCTTTGATGAATAGATCTTCAATGGCATGAGCAATATCCATATGCTCTTTCTGTGTGCCATGTCCACCTCTTAGTTGTATGTAATGTATCCAAGAACGAACTGTTCCTGTCATATACAATCTTGTAGGTGTTGCTAGAGGGAGAATAAATCTCGCACACTCCTTCGCAATACCCGAAGCGAGGAGTTCATTGTAGAGATCCATCGCTTCAACGAAGTGTTCCGCAATCTTGTACTCAAGGTCTTTCTTTTTGTTGTAGGGTACATCATCAGTACTGTTCTGTCTATTTTTTGTATCTTGATGTCGGAGATCAAACATCGGTATCTCTTCTGCTAATAGATTTGTATCAGCATATCTTTGAGAGAACTCTTGGAATGTAAATGATCTATGTCTAAGTATTTGTGCTGCAATACCACGAGTAGTTTCAATCTCTACTGTCATACTTGCTTGCTCAAAGATAGACCAATGACCATGCTTGATACAATACTTTAATAACCCTGCAACCTGTGGGTTGTCTTGATTATTAGGATTGCTCACACGAGCAATGTATCCAATTAACTTTTCAGCGTCTGGTGTAACAGATACCTTAGTTACTTTCATAATTTTTGAATAGAAGTGATACTAATAGACCTAGTGCTAGTGCTTGCCAATATGTGATTACTGTTAATCCAAACAGGGTAGGCATAACCCAGTTCCATAACCATCTTACAATAAAAGGTTTAAGAAAGAAGGTAATAACAGCACCAACTGCTTTACCACCTAGTTCTTGTTGTTCCTTCTCTGTCATTTGAGATGGATTTTTAAACTTATTATATACTGTCATCGTTTTTTCTTAGGTTTCTTTGCTTTTTCTGTAGGATCTGTCCACATGTTAGGTGCTATCCTACCCTCTGCTTGCTTCATTGTGACAAAACCATCCTTGTATAGATCATAATAATAATCAAAAAGATCTACCTGTTTAGATCCCATTGCCAAGTCATACTTCTCTACACCATCTACGTTGTAGATGATTAAGTAGCATGTATATGGTAGTGTCTTGTCTAGTGCTTCGTCCTTTTTACAATCTTGTTTTAAGATCTTCACGAACGACCTCCCCATGTAATTTGTGGGAATGCTTCAGAGACAACTGCTTTAGTAATTCTTTTGTACTTGTCATTCAAGTTACCATCTTTACAGAGGACTAAAAGTTCTGCCTCTTCAGCAGATAGACCTTCTAATAATTGAATGAACATTTGTTCTCTCTTAGCACGAGCAAGTTTAGGATCCCCTCCTTTAAAAAACCTATAGAGACCTCTGTACTCGGATTCTAAGCGAGTATGATCTGTCCCTACAGGTGCATCGTTAGGATTGAATGGAACCTCTCCTTCTGGCATTAGACACACAATAGATTCATCAAAGTTAATAACCATGAGTTGCCTTAGAGCAGTGCTATTGTGTTTTTGTAGGAGTGATACTTTTTCCTTTTTAGTTTTAGCATTGGAGACCTTACGTAAGATCTCACTGATGAGCAATCTTGTGTTGCTATTTTCAAGTGTTTTAGGCATAATTAAATTAATTAATCATCGTCGTCGTCTTCATCTTCAACGATCATGTCACGAAGGTATAGTAGATCATCTTGAACTACTTGTCCATCATCATCTAGCATTTCTGGATGAGAAACAGATTTAGCATAGGCAGCATTTTCAATGTAGTCTTCTACATATCCTTTTGCCAACCATGATATCGTGATTCCTAATAGAAATGCTCCGATAGTGACCAGAACAACTAATGTAATTTCTAAAATAAAAGATTCCATTAGATCCTCCGAGAGTATTTGATTCTATTTAGATCGTTTTTTACGACCAGGTTTTCGTTCCTTCTCATACATCCAAGCACCTTCTAAGATACTATAGAGATATTTTCTGATCTTCCTTGCTCTTGGTTTACCAAGATAACCATATGCTTCACGAAGCATTTGGTGTTCGGGATCAGAACCTCCCTTGATGTATGCATCGAGATCGGAGATAGTTAAAGCAAGACCACCTGCAGTAGGAGAGTCGATAAACTTCCTAGTGTATGCACGTGTTGCTTTTGAGTCCTTCAAGTAATTATAACACTTAAAGTAAAATTTGTCATCTTTGAAAGCAAGATCAATTGCTTGATCGACCATTTCATAAATGTCATCCATTAAATAATTCCCTCTTCCTGTAAGAAGTGCAAGGTATCTTTACAACCACCTATGTGTTTGTGATCTATTTGCACCTGAGGAAAGGTTGCACCCTCTCCGAACTCAGCATAGAACTCTTTGCGTGTAAAGTCAACACCATACTTGTATTCAATGTATGGAAACTTCACACTATCCATTAATTGTTTTACTCTCTCACACCATTGACAGTTGTCTCTGGAGTAAAGAACAGTTTCATATTTGGATTCCATGCTTATACTATAAGTTTAACTTTATGTATGAATCTACCATACCATAAAAAAAGACCCCTGTCAAGCAGAGGTCTGTAAGTTCCGAATGTAGAGACGCACGAAAGGTCTCGATACTATTTAGAACTTGTACTTTAGTCCAGTTTTGACTTCGTACTTGTTGTCGCCACCATCATTTGATTCATACTTGATGGATGCTTTAGCACCAACTGAATCTGTGATAGGGAAACCTACACCAGAAGC